CCTTGATTATCTTTAATTAATGTAGGTTTTTTTTCTGATTTCATATATAAAATTCCAAATAAAAGTTTACCTTCTCTCATTTCTGTTACTAATTTTATATAATTATATATGTTACTATTCATTCTCTTAACTCCTTTGTTTAATTCCTTTTTTAATTTTTCGCTTTACAAATAAATTGTGTAATTTAGTTTTAGTATTAAAAGCTATATTTTCTCTATATACATTATTTTCTTTTTTAGCTTTTAAAACTTCTTCGTGTACCAATCCTTGTAGTAACCTTAATTCGTTTAATTCTAATTCGTACTGATGTTTTCAGCTCATTCTGTTTCCTCCTCTAATATTTTTTCTTTTAATTCTTGTAGTGATTCTAGTGTTGGATACCACGAATCATTTTTGTCTATCTCTCCTTCCATTTCTGAATAAATAATATATTCTATTATTTTATTTATTGCTTTTAAATTATCCATTCTCTTATCTCCTTTATGTTTTTAATTATTGTTAATGTTTTTTAATTGTTTAATTGATTCGTCATAATTTAATATAATATCTTTATCTTTGTTTAATTCTTTTAATGTTTTTTCCTTTGTTTTATATGAATATACCCACCCTTTACACCATGAACCTGTACAAGTTTTATAACTCCCATCATCTCCGCAGTCAATGGAGTCACAAGAGCCACAAGATTTTCTAAGTATTCCGTTTTCATCTTTGTAAACTGATTGATATTCCACTATGTATGCTTCTTCTTCTTCTGATTCATCCCAATATACATGTATTGAGCCTTTCATTCCTTCTTCTATCTCTTTCCCTTCTTCCTTGTATTTTTCGCAATACTGTTTTGATGTCATCACTTCAACAATGTAACCTTTAAAATTTTCTTCTTCGTAATCTTGGTAACCCATCTTATTTCCTTTATGTTTTAATTATTATTAATTGTTTTCTAAAATGAATTGATTATATTCATCTACCATATCTCTTAATATATACTTTGCATCTACAGGCATGCCGTCCCATTCAAAATAATATGATTCTTCTCTTGGTGGTTGGTAAATTTTTTCTTTCCATTCTTTAAATGTAATTTGTTTTTTTACTTTCATTTTTAATTCCTTTATATTTTTAATTATTGTTAATTGTTTTTACATCGATGAGCATATAGTTTGATGACAATCATTACACACTTGATCACTATCTAAACCACATAGATCACATATAAAATAATCTCCTAGTGATTGCTTACATACTTCACACATAATATATACCTCCTTTAATTTAATTAATGTTTAATATAAGTGATTGATTTAATATCTTTATTCCAACACATTCTACAATCATTACATTGACCGTTTGAATTTGGCTTAGTAGCTGGACAAATTTTGCTGTCACTTGGTACGGTGTCCAGCTTATCCCCATCATATACATATGATTCAGTAATGTTATTCATTGGTTGCATTTTGTATGCGTTAATTAATGGATGTGATTTTCTCACATTTAAATTACTTGGTATTTGATTGGCGTATATTTTAACAAGTTTGAATTCTTTAGTTGGTAACCAAAATTTAATTGATGGATTTAATTTTGCAAGTGTAATAAGATCTTGAAACATTTCAGCCCCTTGAATGTCGCCACTGTCAAACCATCTAAAGTATTTAGTATCTTGTATTTCTTTTTTATTCTTTAATAAATAATCCATTGATAAAAGCCAAAGTTTTCTATCTGTCTTCCATAGTTCTAGCCTTCTAGAGTATGCGTTCTGTTGCGTTGGTAATGATTGCATACCTTTAAGTGCATAACATCCGTCACATACTGTTGATTGTTTTGACTCTCTTAACTTCGTACCTGTTACACAGTCTAAAGCTGATATACTCCAAGATAGTGAAGGCATTTTTGATACCTTGCTTAACCCCCCAACATTTTTTGCTGCTTGTTTAATTGTTAATGACATAATGTTTCCTTCTTGAATTTGTTTAATGTTTTTATTTGTTTGCTTGTATTATTATTTCTTCTAATTGTTCATCACTAATTGTTAATAGTTCTATGTCTTGATCTTCTGTACTCAGTGTTAAAAATTCTATTGTTTGCATCGTGTACTCCTTTAATTTGTTTGTCGGTTTTATAAATGTTATTTTAATTTGTCTAATGTTTTATAAATGCTCTTACATACTATTATAGGGATTGCATACAGAATGTAAAGCATATTTAATGCTATGTTTGTTATTTAAAGTTAATATCTTTGGTCAATCTCTCTGTTGTTATTATTTCCGTTTGTCTTTTAACTCTGTTATTCCATTCTTCATCTGAAATATTATGTTTTAATTTGTAATTATAAATTGTTAATTTTGTTTCTAATTTTGTTACCCAATATTCAAAGTGTTTCATTTTGTTTTATCCTTTAACCCCTCAGATTGTTAATCTGAAGGGTTGAATTTAATTAATGTTTTTTATTTATTTACTTTATCTATCATTCCGTTATAACTCTCTTGTGCCTTCTCAAATGCTTTTTTTACTTTTTTGTAATCATTAACTTCTACCTCACTAATATTATAATATGATTTTATTAAGTTTATTCTCTCTCTAAAATCAATTATTCTATCCATCATTTCGCTATTTGTGTAATCCTTGTTTTTTAATTCTTCCATTTATTTTTCCTTATTTGAATTTATTTAATGTTTTTTATTTGTTGTAAACTTCTTTATATTTAGCGTATATTAATTTTATTTTTAAATCTTCTATATCTTTAATATCTATTTTGTTATTATCTAAAAATCTAGAATGATCTTTGTCAAACTTCCCACTCTCAGACATTTCCCAAAACATATCAGCTAATATTTTTTCTTCTTTTTTTGTTATATACATTTTTTTCCCTTATTTGAATTTATTTAATGTTTATTTGTTTGATAAAATTTTCGTTCCACTTATCTCTTTTTGCTTTACATGGCAAACATTGGATAATATCCCCTACTAATCGCACGGTTTTACCCTTGTATTGTTTAGTATTACAAAAATCGCAAAATTCCCATTTACTCAATTTTATTAAATTAAATTTTTTTGTTAGCATTTTTTCCCCTTAAGAATTTATTTATTTATTTGATAAAATTATAGCACGATTAGATACAAAGTGTCAAGTGTTTATTAGTATATTTTATATATGTTTGTAATATTGGCGAGATATAAATATATAGATAGATATACTTGTATATGATATTTATTTATCTAACTGAATTTATAAAAAATAGATCCTTGTATATTTTTATATTTGTTTTGTATTTGTATAAACATTTTTACCCACGTATATATTATATTTGTTTTTGTACTTGTTTAATATTTGTTTTGTATTTCGCTGCGGGGGGAAGTGAGCAACAAATATGGAGTTAAAGGGGTATGTCTTAGGAGTTAGCATTGTAGTAGGTGGATACCCTTGACAATTTATTTTTTACAAAAAGAAAGTCTGATAGGTATATATGTATTCCCCATTAACTTGTTAGTGTATTCCAGATAAGATATGTAGTAATTAACATGTTATTATGAAGTGAAAATTAACAAGTAATTAACAGTAAATAAACAATAAATAAACATAATATAGGGTAAATTAACACCCCTGAAAGGATAAGGTGTTGATGCTACCCTATATGTATTCTGGATAAGGTAAGAAAATCAACGTGTTAATTAATGAAGGGAAATAAGGCTTAATAATTAACAGTAAATTAACAGTAAATCAACACTTTTTAACCATAATATAATATATAAAACCTTTATAGTTAGGTTTTATATTATATGTTTATATATATATATATATTTTATATATAGGCGCATGTGCGTAAGGGAGCTATGAAGGGGAAGGTTATCTGGAGAGATAGATGGCAGGGAGAAACATTACAAACTCCCTGCTATTTAGTTGACTCTATGAAAATAGATGAATCAAGCGAGTAGCCAACCTAATCTATCTGTAAGATAAATTGCTTTACCTCACATTCAAAAAGGAGATTAAATGAATAAAACATTAATCACTTTAGTTTTACCATACACTCCTTGTCATTACAATAAATATAGAGTATATTTAAGCAATGCCTAGAGGAAAACCTGCAAAAGGGTACAGTAAAAACAAGTTTGAAAACCAAAATAAGTTCCTAGCTGCCTATGAAGTGTGGGGTACTGATGCTAAATCATTGGAATCTGCTGGTGTTAAGAAGGATGTGATCTATCAATGGAAACGTGACCCTAGTTTTTTGCAGAAATATACCTATGCTAAGAAAAATTTTGGCGAAAGAATAGAACATAAAGCCTATCAGCTCGTTTTACATATGCTTACCCCAGAAGAAAACGATGAAGGCAAGATAGAATACCACGCACAGGCAAGATTCTACCAGACTCTCACTATGTTCGTACTAAATGGTATGTTCCCTGAGAAATATAAGGATCATAAATCCTCCGAACAGGAAGCAGGGGACATAATGAAGTCCTTTAAAGATGCAATTAAAAGTGCAACTGATGAAAAAAAGAAAGAAGATGATAAACCTAAACTTGAAATAGACCTCAATACCATAATGGGTAAAGAATAATGACTACTAATAAAAGTGACGTAGTACAAGCACTATTTAGTATGGTAGGGTTCACTCCAACTAAGGCACAAATCCCTATAATTAACTCGGATAAACGATATATACTTGTAGCTGGTGGAGAACAGGCAGGGAAAAGCATGATAGCTAGTAAGTTTCTCCTGTCTAAAGTGTTCGGCACAGACCATAAAGGGTTATATTGGCTCGTTGCTGCTGATTATGAAAGAACAAGAGCTGAATATGAATACCTTGTAGATGATTTTCAAAAACTTGGAGTACTTAAAAAAGCCTCCAAACGTGTAGACCCTGCAACAATAGAACTCGTAGACGGAACAATGATACAAACTAAATCTGCTAAAGACCCTCGTACTCTCGCCATGAGAGCGCCTGATGGAATCATAGGATGTGAAGCATCTCAGTTAGATCTTGAAACTTTCCACAGACTACGTGGCAGATGCGCTCCTAAAAGAGCTTGGATGTTCCTCGCTGGTACTTTTGAAGGATCACTTGGATGGTATCCCCAAATGTTTCAGACTTGGCAGTACGGAGAAGATGAATCACAATCATATTCCCTACCCTCTTACACTAATAAACATCTATACCCTGAAGGAGAAACAGATCCAGAGATATTAAAACTACAACGTATGACCTCTGATGATTTCTTTAAAGAAAGAATTATGGGTATCCCTTCCC